TTATCGAACCACTTCACAGTCGATTTTCAAACATAGAATTCAGAATTAGTCCTAAAGACAAAGGCAAACTTGCAACTAAATTATTTGAAAGAGTATCATATATTCTTAAAGAACAAAATGTAGAATATGAAGAATCCGTTGTTGCTGAATTAATCAAAAAACATTTTCCAGATTTCAGAAAACTTATCAATGAATTGCAAAGATATTCAATAAGTGGCGCTATTGATGTAGGGATATTGGTAAATGTTTCAGACGAAAATTTAAAGACTTTAGTATCACATCTCAAATCCAAAGAGTTTGGCAATATGAGAAAATGGGTTGTGAACAATCTTGACAACGACCCTGTTAAAATCTTTAGAAAAATCTATGACAGTATGTATGCAAATTTACAACCAGAAACTATACCTCACGCTGTTCTGATTATTGCTGACTATCAATATAAATCTGCTTTCGTGGCAGACCAAGAGATTAATCTCGTTGCGTGTTTGACTGAATTGATGTCGCAAGTTAAATTCAAATGAAAGATAATTGGAATTGGAAATATTATACTTGGATTAATTATTTTAGTAAGGAAGAGGTCGAACAGATTTCTGAATTCATTGAAAATAATTATATTGGAGAAGAGGATCCAACACACGGAGCAACGACCAAAGACGGCAAATTGAAAAAACAAATATCTACTGTAAAATATATTGCTTATGAAAAAGTAGAACCACTTATTTCAAGATTAGTTAAAGAAGCTTTCCAAGTTGCTAATTTAGATTTTGGATATATTACATTTGACACATTTGCCAGTCAAAATTTACTTTATAATACCTATCAGTCTAAAGATAAAGACCATTATGATTGGCATACTGATGAATCAGATTCACCAACATATGATACAAAATTAACATTGCTAATTAATTTATCAACAGAGCCTTATGAGGGCGGCGAATTTAAAACATATATCTACTCCGAAAATGGCCATCCAGACTTTGACAAACCAGGAAGTGCTATTATGATTAAATCGTATCTTAATCATAGAGTTTTGCCAGTAACTTCTGGCAGAAGAAAATCTTTAACAATCTTTATTCATGGACCGAAGTTCCGATGAAAACTACAATAGATAATTTTATTGGTATTTTTGATAATGCTCTTTCACATAAAAAATGTGATGAAATAATATCGGTTTATGAAGAATCTCAAAAATTAAATTATACCATAACTAGACAAGATATGGGTTACGACCACCAGCAAGCAGACAATTCATTAGTTTTTGCCAATAAAAAACATATGACAAATTCTATTTTCTTTAGTCAATCACAAAACCATATACAAAGTTTTATTGACTCGGCATGGAAATGCTATGGTGAATATGCTAAAAAATATGGTGTATTAAATAGTGTTCATAAACATAGGTTTTATGATGATATAAAAATACAAAAAACAGAACCTTCTGGCGGATATCATGTGTGGCATTGTGAACACGATGGAAGAAAGCAGGGCTCAAGACTTTTATTAGTAATGTTATATTTGAATGATATTCAAGAGGGAGGAGAAACAGAATTTTTATATCAATCATTAAGAATAAAACCTAAAAAAGGCACCATAGTAATTTGTCCTTCTAGTTTTACACATACTCATAGAGGCAATCCACCACTTTCTGGTGATAAATTTATGATTAATGGTTGGATAGAATTCGAGGAATAATGTGTACGAATTAAAAGAATATCTGAACGCCATCAATTTCTCAAAAAAGAATGTGATGGATTCAGAAGATACAATGTGGGTTAAAAAGTACCCTGCATTTATAGTCAATAAAGTCCTGTCTGGTTTTTCAGACACCATAATGCTTGTCAACGAAATGAATAGAAACCATTTTCTTGATAAAGATATGCAATTTCAGTTCCTACTAAATAGTATTAGAAGTAAAAAAAGGTATAGTCCTTTTTTGAGAGCTAGTAAATTAAAAGATATTGAGTGTGTAAAGGAGTTTTATGGATATAATAATGAAAAGGCCAAGACTGCTCTTGACATACTCACCAAGAAAGAATTGAAATTAATTAAAGAAAAATTATACAAAGGTGGGAAAAAATGAATGAATTAGATAATACCTGGCATCCCGAAAAGATGCTAGAAGTTCAGTTAAAAGAGCCAGATGATTTCTTAAAGGTTCGAGAAACATTAACGAGAATTGGCGTTGCCTCGAGGAAAGACAAAAAGTTATTCCAATCATGCCACATTCTACACAAACAAGGAAGATATTTCATAGTACATTTTAAAGAACTGTTTGCATTGGACGGTAAGTTCGCAAATTTTTCAGAGAATGACCTTGAAAGAAGGAATACTATTGCTTCATTATTAGCAGACTGGGGTTTGGTTTCTATATTAAATAAAGAGAATGCTGAAAACAAAGCACCTCTATCACAAATTAAAGTTCTAGCGTTTAAAGAAAAAGACGAGTGGGACCTACAAGCAAAATATAACATAGGTAAGAAAACGGAAGATGGAGACACCGAAGTTTAGAGAATTTATTACAGAAGAAAAAGAAGAATCATATCGTTTGGTTATTCTTTCACATGATGACGCCGAGGATCCTAATAAGACAGGCGACTTGATAAGAGATAAAGCCAAGAAACTTGGTATAGAATGTATACTAGGTGAGTTTGTTGGTGCTTATACTGATACTAAAGATGGTGAATTATATATTTACACATTTCCTGTAGCAAAGGGAGGAGCTGTTGCTCAGCCTGACCCTAAAAAAGAAATCGAATACGATAAACCTTTTAAATTAAATCCAGAAAACACAATTATAATGTCAAGAGGACTTGGAACGCCAGGCGTTTCTGGTAATAAATCTTGGTATGATATGATAAAGGACTTTGAACACAAAGGATTTACAGTTATTAATACAAACAAGTGCCACGACATTTGTTCTGATAAAGTAATGAATCAAATTATTTTTGATAGGCACGATTTTAATACACCAAAGACAGTTAGAATATGTCATTCAGAAGGTTCACAAAAAGCATTAGAAGAATTAGATAGTAAATTTCCTATCATATTAAAAACTGGTACAGGTTCACGAGGAGTTGGAGTTATTTTAGTTGAAAGTGCCGCCTCTTTACAATCAATCGTACAGTTATTGTACAGAGAGAATGAATTTATAGATATCATCTTACAAGAACAAATTGAAACTGATTATGATGTAAGGGTGATTGTTTGTGGTGATGAAGTTGTGGGTGTAATGAAACGACCTATTGCTAAAGGAGATTTTAGAAGTAATGTATCACAGGGCTCAGACCCAGTACCACATAAATTAACCGAATTAGAAAAAGAAGAATCACTAGCAGCCGCAAAAGCAGTTGGTGGTATTGTAGTTGGAGTAGATTTTATCCCAGCAAAAAATAGAGAAAAAGATAGACCTTATTTTATTGAAGTCAATTCAACACCAGGCTTAATCGGTATTGAAGAAGCGTTAAAGTCAGATGGTAGTATCGTAGAGAAGATATTGATAAAACTACACGACAGGAGTTTGTGGGCAAACGCTTGACAAACCAATTAGATTATAGTATAATAATGAAAAAGGAGTGAAAATGGCAAAAACACATCAAACAGAAAATCCACTATACAAAGCATTAATGAAACGAGCAGAAGCTGAAATCGCAACTGCGTTTGCTTCATTAGTGATTCATTTTGATAGTCCGGTATCAGGCGAAAGTTTGAAATCAATGGAACATCTACTGACCCAAATATCAACAGCTGAAAAAAGAATTGAAACATTAAATAAACATTTCAATAATACTCAGATATAATTAATGAAGTTCTACACAAGTGTTCTTCCGTATAGGGGACGGTTGTTAGTTCGTGGTGTTGATAAAGATGGCACTCAAAAAAAATATAGAATTAATTATAAACCCTCTCTTTTTATTCCGACCGCAAAAGAGTCGGAGTACAAAACATTAGATGGTCGAAATGTCGCCAAGATAAAGTTCAATAGTATTCCTGAAACCACAAAGTGGATTAATGAATACAAAGATGTTGCTAATTTTGAATACTTTGGTAATACTCGACATCAATATCCATTCATTGCAGATGAATTTCCAGGCAAAATTGATTGGGATTTAAAAGAAATCAAACTACTCTCAATTGATATTGAGTGTGAAAGTGAAAATGGTTTCCCTAATCCTGATGATGCAGCTGAACCTTTAATCTGTATCACAGTAAAAGACCACACATCAAAAAAGATTATTGTTTTCGGCATGGGCAACTTCGTAAATGACCGAGATGATGTTCAGTATATTAATTGTGTAACTGAAACCGGTTTAGCAGAAACATTTACAAGATTTTGGGTTGAATATAATCCCGATATTATCACAGGATGGAATGTAAAATTCTTTGATATCCCTTATTTGTTTAATCGATTTAAATATCTTTTGGGAGATGATTGGATTTTACAATTCAGTCCTTGGCGTGTGGTCGAACACCGAAGTACAAGAATTACTGGCAAGGGATATAACAAACAAGAAAATTATTGGGACATTCTAGGTGTTGATGTTCTTGATTATCTTGATTTGTATCGTAAACACACATTCGTTAGGCGAGAAAGTTATAAACTAGATTACATTGGTGAAGTCGAGTTAGGCGAAAACAAGAACGAGAATCCGTATGATACTTTCAAAGAGTTTTATTCTAATGATTATCAAAAGTTTGTCGAATACAATATTCAAGATGTTGAATTAGTCGATAAGTTAGAAGATAAAATGCAATTGATTGCTTTGCATTTGACAATGGCTTATGAGGCGAAGGTTAATTATCAGGATGTGTTTGGTCAAGTTAGAATTTGGGATTGTATTATATATCACCATTTACGCTCAAAGAATATCGTGCCACCTGCAATAACTGAATCAAAAGAATCTTTTGGTTATGAAGGTGCGTATGTAAGGGATCCTGTTGTTGGGTTTCACGATTGGATTGCAAGTTTTGATTTGAACAGTTTGTATCCACATTTGATTATGCAGTACAATATATCTCCAGAAACAATGGTTGGGTTTGACCCAAATCGTGTTAATGTAGAAAATATGCTGAATCAAGTATCTGATTTGTCTGACCTCGATAACAGAACAATAACACCAAATGGCGCTCAGTTTAGAACAGACAAACGAGGCTTTCTTCCAGAGTTGATGGATACTTTATATCAAGAACGAGTTGTCTATAAAAAGAAGATGTTGGAAGCGAAGTCCTTGTATCAACAGACTGGTGATAAGAAGTATTGGTTTGATATTGCAAAGAATCACAACATTCAGTTGGCGAGAAAGATTGCATTGAATAGTGCCTATGGGGCTATCGGCAATCAATACTTTAGATATTTTGATGTAAGACACGCCGAAGGTATTACTATGGCTGGTCAATTGACAATTCGTTGGATTGAAAGAGATGTCAATGAGTTTTTAAACAAAATGTTAAAGACATCAAATGTGTCTTATGTTGTGGCGTCCGATACGGACTCCATTTACATTCGTTTGGGTGAAGTTGTTAATCGGATATTTAAGGACAAATCCGATACAAGAAAAGTTGTTAGAATAATGGACAAGTTTTGTGAAGAAACATTGCAACCTCAAATCGATAAGTCTTTTGACAAACTTGCTAAATATGTACACGCATATGACCAAAAGATGATTATGAAACGAGAGGTTATCGCAAACAAAGGCATCTGGACTGCAAAGAAAAGATACATTTTGAATGTGTATAACGAAGAAGGTGTTGAATTAAAAGAACCGAAATTAAAGATTATGGGTATCGAGGCAGTTAAAAGTTCTACACCAGCTCCGTGTCGAGTTAAAATCAAAGAAGCATTGAAAGTTATTATGACAAAAGACGAGTCGGCGTTGATTGAATTTATAGATGATTTTAGAACGAAGTTTAAAAAGTTATCGCCAGAAGAAATTGCTTATCCTCGTTCATGCAACAATCTTAAAAAATATGGTTCGAGAACAACAATATATAAGAAGTCGTGTCCAATCCATGTGAGAGGGGCGTTGTTATATAATAATTTATTGAAGAAAAAGAAGTTGAAAAAATACGAACAAATTCAAGAGGGCGATAAGGTCAAGTTTGTTCAACTGAAAGAACCCAATCCGTTGAGAGAAAATGTAATATCTTTCATTGGCGCTCTGCCAAAAGAGTTTGACTTGCACCAGTATATTGATTATGATAATCAGTTTGATAAATCGTTTTTAGAACCATTGAGATTTATTGTTAATGCAATTGGTTGGAGTTTTGAAAGACAATCAACATTGGATAGTTTTTTCTAATGACAGACGAAGAACTAAAAGATTTTATGGAATATTTTAAAAATGAATTACCAGACCCCGAACATCACCCACAAAAGGCGATATGGTTAATGAAATGGTATCAGTCAATTGTTTTAAGGAATAGAAATGAAGATACAGCCAGACTCAGCGATTAAAACAGCAAACATCATTATTGATTTTTTCAGTAATATTGACCGAATTGACGATTACTTTCGGTTAAGAAAGATTGAAAGAGTTAAAGATTTACCAGTACCTATTCCTGGGTTTGGTTTAGAAG